TTTTCTGATAAAAAGTTTTTATATATTTTCATTTATGACTTTATATTTATGACATTGAATAATAACATTTATTATATATAAATCAACTATGATAATAGAAAGATTTGCTAAATATTTAACTAATATCGAATATCCAAAAGAAAAAACATCTTGGCATATAGCTGGAATTATAAAAGGACAAAATGCTTTTTATAAATTTGATGTTAGAGGTAGAACAAAGGAATCAGAAAATAGAGCATATAAAACAGGTTATTTAAATACACAGGCAGATAAGATGGTTTTTGAATATATTGATCAATGGATTATATTAGACATACAAGAACTTAACAAATACATAAAAGAAACTAGTCTTAAAGATTTAGAGTTAAATAGTTTGCTATCCAAGCTAGAATGGACTATATTTTTGGCAAAAAATTAGATATAGTGGTTTATTATGTTACAAAAATTGAATTTTAAACCAGGTTTTAATAAACAAGCTACAGCATCAGGAGCAGAAGCACAATGGATCGATGGTGATTTTGTTCGTTTTAGATATGGCTTACCTGAAAAAATAGGTGGTTGGAGACAACTAACTATTGCTAATAAAACATTACCTGGTGTTGCTAGAGCCCAGCATACCTGGACAGCTATCAGTGGTGAGAAGTATGCAGCTATTGGAACACACAAAGGTTTATTTTTATTTTATGGAGATGCGTTCTATGACATCACTCCATTAGATACAGCTATTACATCTTGTACATTTTCATCTACAACAGGTTCAGCAACTTTAACTGTTAATAAAACATCTCACAATTTAGCTGTTGGAGACTACTTTACATTTAGTTCTACATCATTACCTGGTGGTGGAGAGACAGGATATACAACAGCTGATTTTAATGATATTGCATATGAAGTAATTACAGTTCCAAATGCAAATTCATTTACAGTTACTATGGCATCAAATGAAACAGGTTCAGGAATGTCGGCTCAAGGATCAGTATCTGTTAATCCATATGTTACAGTTGGTCCAGCTTTTCAAACACCTGGTTATGGTTGGGGCACATATTTATTTGGTGATTCAACTTGGGGAACAGCAAGAACAGTATCTGATGTAATTTTATCTCCAGGACAATGGTCATTAGATAACTTTGGACAAATATTAATTGCAACTATTGCAGATGGTAAAACATATACTTGGGATGCCGGAGCCTCTGGTGCTAGAAGCATTAGAGCAACTGTTATGTCAGGAGCTCCTACTAAAACAATATTAACACAGGTATCAGATAGAGATAGACATTTATTTCATTTTGGAACAGAAGCAACTATTGGAAATCCATCAACTCAAGATCCAATGCTTATAAGATTTTCTAATCAAGAAGATTATACTGTTTATCAACCAACAGCTACTAATACTGCTGGTACATTTAGATTAGATAAAGGTAATAAAATTGTTGGAGCTGTATCTGGTAAAGATTATACATTAGTATTAACAGATAGTTCAGCTTATGTAATTCAATATGTTGGACCACCATTTACATTTTCAGTAAAACAAGTTGGTACGAACTGCGGATTAATATCTCAACATGCATTAAGTTATTCTAATGGTATTGTCTTTTGGATGTCCGGTGAAGGCGGATTCTTTATGTATGATGGTACAGTAAAATCCGTACCTTGTTTAGTAGAAGATTTTGTATTTACAAATGATGGAGATAACTTAGGTATTAATTATGATGCTGCTGAAACAACTTATGCAGAACATAATTCTTTATATACAGAGATTAATTGGTTTTATCCAAAAGCAAATTCAACTCAAATAGATAGATGTGTTACCTATAACTATGGAGAAAATGTTTGGTATACTTCTTCATTAGCTAGAACAAGTTATGCAGATCAAGGTGTATTTGATTTACCTTATGCAACGGAGTATTCAACAACAGCTACACCTAACTTCATGATACAAGGTATAACTAATTTAGCTGGAGCATCTACTTATTACGCTCATGAAATTGGAACTGATCAAGTCAATAGCTCAGGTACAACTTCTATTGATGCTTATATACAATCTGGAGATTATGATATTACTGCTGCTAGAGCTCCAACGGGTCAGGCTACAGGAATAGCAGACTTAAGAGGTGATGGTGAATTTATTATATCTATGAGTAGATTTATTCCTGACTTCAAAGTGCTTACAGGTAATTCAAAAATTACATTATTGCTAAATGATTATCCATCAGAGACAGCTACAAGCTCACCTCTTGGACCCTTTACAATTAGCAATTCTACTGCTAAAGTAGATACTAGAGCAAGAGGACGATTGCTTTCAATTAAAATAGCTAATGACGCTGTAGGTGAAACTTGGCGTTATGGTACATTAAGAGTAGATTTAAGACCGGACGGTAGAAGATAATATGATATATCCACAATACGCACCATATAATTTATATAATTCATTAAATGATATTGAAGGAGTAGCAGGTGAAGGAAGAGCTGTTAGCCCATCTGGTGAAGCTTATGTTTATGATAGAGTAACTGGTTTTAAAAATTTTACAGACTATATAAACCGTATTGGTGAAGCAAAATTACAAAACAATAATTTAGGAATTACAGGTACTGAACAATTTCAAGATTTTTATTATGATCCTAATAAATATTATGCAGACTTTCCAGGTTATCAAAATTTACCAGAACAAAAAATTTCAAGTGGAAATAGAAATGGAATACGAGGATTACTACAAGCTGCTATGGGTTATATTTCAAAATCTCCAATTGGATTAATTGGTAGTTTATTTGGCGGAATAGGATCTTTAAATAATAGATTACAAAATTCAGATTTTGGTAGATCAGCTACATTAGCGGAATTCTTCCAAAGAAGAAGAGATAGAAAAGCAAGAGAAGAAGCAGCAATAAGAGGAGCTCAAAAAGAAATACAAAGAAATATTTCTCAAGGTACATCTGGAGATATTGGAGGTGGCTGGACACAAAGAGATACAGGTGGTGGAACTGTTTCTTTTTCTGGGCCTTCTGGTGAAAGTTTTAGTGGTTATAGTAATACTCAAGAAGGAATAGGAGCTGCATCTGCTGATTGGGGAAGTAGCTAATGGCCAGAATAACATCTTACATTCCTGAACCAAAACAAGAATATGATGTAGAAAACCAAAGACAGATTCTTCGTGCGGTTGATACTATTAAGAATGAATTAAATTTTTCTTATCAAGATGATCTTAGAAAAGAACTAGAAAGATTTACTTGGTTTAATATGAGGTTTGGTTGCTAATGAGTGGTTGTAATAACGTAAATGTAGAACCAACAGTTATTGGTGGTGGAAATGGATCAAATGCTTATGATGCATTTGGAAGATTAAGAGTTTCTAATCCATTTACTATTTTTGATAGTACAAATGTAATGTCAAAAAATAATCTTTTTGATGAATCTTTAACTGGATCAGGAACAGTTTCATATACCGCAAATAAATCTACAGTTAATTTAAATGTAACTACAGCTAGTGGCGATAAAGTCATAAGACAATCAAAAAGAGTTATGTCTTATCAACCAGGTAAGTCATTATTTATATTTAATACATTTGTAATGAATGCACAAGAATCTGGATTAGAACAACGTGTTGGAAGTTTTGATGCAAACAATGGAATTTTTTTTGAAGACACTGGAACAGGTTATCAAATTGTAAGAAGAAGTTATACATCAGGTTCAAGTGTTGATGATCCAATTGCACAGTCAGCTTGGAATGGTGATAAATTAGATGGTACAGGAGCTTCTGGCTATACACTCGATCCAACTAAAGCAACTATTTTATTTACGGATTATGAATGGTTGGGTATGGGATCCGTTAGAGTTGGTTTTGTAATAGATGGTAAATTTATTACAGCACATACGTTTTTAAATGCAAATAATTTATCAACTGTTTATATGCAAACTGCAAACTTACCTATTAGGTATGAAATAGAAACGACAGGAACGATATCTGGTGCAGCCGTATTACAACAAGTATGTTCTTCTTGTATGATTGAAGGTGGCTATTCTCCACAAGGAGTTATTCAATCAATTGGAACTGCTTCATTAGCTGGAGTTACTTTAACAACAG